GAGTTGGTATTAATATTGCATCACCATCGAAAGAATTAGATGTGGTTGGAGATATTCAGGCAAGTGGTATTGTTAATGCTAAAGGGTATTCGTTAAATGCAAATACATTTACAGTTGTATCGACTACTTCTACACTTGCAGCATCGACAAACGGATTAACAGTAATACTACAAAACACTGGTCCTATTACTATCACACTTCCAACATTAGCTGCTGGTCACGTAACAACGTTTATATCTGAAACAATTCACGGAGTTACATTTGTTGGTGATACAGGAATTACAGTAAATTCATTTCAAGGAGCTAATACTACTGCTGGAATTTTTTCTCAATGCCAAGTAATATATAAAACAACTACTGTTGCATTCCTTGGAGGTAATCTTGTATGAGTTTCTTACCGAATATAAGTCCAGGCAATGTTAGACAAAGGCTGCCGTCTTCATTCGTATATGATAACGATCTCACATGGGATCGCCCAACAGAGTGGCTTGACTTAGGGATAATCTCTGCTTATGGAACCGACACAGTTCCAGAAAAAATTAAAGGAGTAGTTGCTGTTTATCCTAATGATGTAGCTCCTGCTCACAACTATGTAGCTTTTCATTTAGATACGAATGACGATTCATCATATACTGTAAACTGGGGAGACGGGACTACCGAAACTCTTACCGAGAACACTACACACTACCATGTTTATGATTACGATGCAATAACATCAGATACAAGTACGACTAAAGCAACTGAATTTAGAGGATACAAACAGGTAATATTTGAAGTTACACTAACTGGTTCTGCTAAGTTTAGTGAAATAGATTTCGATGTTGATGGTCCATTTACAACTCATACTAATTATCTTTATAGAAAGGGTCAACCAATATTAGATCTATTTGTAAGTACAAGTAATGCCACCAATATCACTATAAGTGACAACAGACCTCTTGTTATATGTGAACAGATAGAACTTAGAAACACAAGCTCAAACAGATTGACGGGCCCTGCAAATATTTATAACGGCGCCAAGTGTTTGCAATCAATACCGTTTGTCCCGTGGGTTTACAATGCTGGAGCAAGAAGTTATTATTATGTTTTTGCGCAGTGCAATGCATTGAAATTCTTGCCAGATGATTTTGCTAGCGACGATAAGTACTGGTTTAAAAATTCTAATAAATTTCAACAAGCCTTTGATGGGTGCTATAGCTTACAATATGTTCCAGAGGGTTTATTCGGCAGTTCTGAACAAGCTAGTTGCAGCAACTTTTATTTGATGTTTAGAGATTGTCGATCATTAAGATATATTCCATACTTAGGAATAAGAACTGGCTCTGGTACAGACACACGATTAGATTATGTATTTAACAATTGCTATAACCTACAAAAAATACCAGAAGGATTTTCTATTCAAAGGGCAGATACAAACGATATTGATCGGCTTTTTTATGGCTGCAGAACCGTCATAGATTGGTCTTCTATTTTTGATGGCGTTACAGATGTGATAGGAAATATGAATTTATCTAGCGGTATTCATATTGAGCAAACTTTTTCTACTTGGACTAACATAGAAGAATTTCCATTTGTAGGTCAGTTTACAAAATGCAACAATGCAGAAAACGGTTGGAATGGAAATTATAAAATGAAGCGCTTTAGCTCCCAGTATACACATTTAGATTTTTCCAACATTACGATGCTCGAAACTTGCTTTAATGCTTGTTATAATTTAGAAGAATTACCAGAAATACGGGTTAGGTCTTTAACGACTGCTAACGCGCTTTATCGAACATTTTATAGATGCCAGAAATTGAGAAAAATTAAATTTACTGGAATGATAGCTGGCTCATCAAACGGAGAATACAATGGGCTATTTTATGGTAACTACTCTCTTACTACCATTGATGGAATGGATTTTTCTTTTGCCACAGAAACCAGCGACTATTATCAAATGTTTCATATTTGTAGAGATATTAATGCTATAAAATTTCCTGGCACATTTAGAGCTGGTTATGCAAGTCCAAGAATAAATGTGACTGTCAATGGTGACTCAGCTATGAGTGGTGAATATCAGATTGAGGCACAAATTGCAGGTGGTCTAGATTACTATCAAGTCGGTGGAGATGGACTACTCCAGCGGTCGGGCGATGCTACTAATGGATATAAATGGACTTTTGTAAATACCGATCAGGGTACTACACCACATGAGTCTAGTACTGAAACTAATACTGCGAATACACCACACTTAGCAACGTGGCCATCTAATACATTAACGTTCTCAGAAGTCATGACAGGATTTAAGTATACAGTAAGTGGAAACTCTGGTGATGGTTTACGATATAGCCCTATTAAACGCACACAGTTATTAGAGATTTTTAATCAATTACAGACAGTAGGCTATACAGCTACACTCGATATAAGAAATAATACTTATACTGCAGATTTAACTGACGAAGACAAAGCAATAGCAACAGATAAAGGTTGGACTTTATCATTATCGTATTAATATCATGGAAGAAGAAAAGGGATTTTACAAACTAGAAGTAGGTGATAAAAAATCAGTAATGATTCATGGAGTACACCTCCTTAATAAGAACTACAGATTACACATATCTGAAAAAGATACATACACATATCCAGTTGATGGTTGGACATACTTTGATACTTTTTCAGAAGCCTGTACATTTTTTAACGTAAACGAAGAAGAACACAGAGAAGATGTGTTCCCTTCTGAAGAAGAAATCATCTAAATATAAATAATCTCAGTAAAACATATCTTAAAAACATAAATATTATAAATAGAACTATGAAAGCAACAGAAAAACTTTTCAATAATCTCGTAAATAATGATGAGACAGCAGCTTTTGACTCATTCAAAGATGCAATTCAAGACAAATTAAAACAGTCAATGGATGTAAAAAGAGTGGCTATTTCTTCTGAGGTCTTCAATAAAGGGGTCGAAGAGTCTATCGATCTTGAAGAAAAAGTAGAAATAAAATACACTAAAGGTAAATCATCTAAAAAGTTAGTCTCCAAGTTTAAGAATCAAAGTGAATTTGAAAAATGGTTCGGCTCACAAGAAGATGATATTAAAATCATTTCACATAAAGGATTAAAAGATTAAAAAAATATAAATGAAATTAATCACAGAACATTTAGAATCAAACCTTGACTTTCTCGTTGAGAAAGATGAAAAAGGTAACAAGAATACTTTCATCGAAGGTATTTTTATGCAAGCGGAACAACAAAACCGTAACAATAGAATTTATCCTAAAGCTGTTTTAGAATCAGCAACTAACAAATATGTTAAGGAACAAGTTGAAGCAGGTAGAGCCGTTGGTGAACTAAATCACCCAGAAGGTCCTGCTATCAATCTTGATAAAGTTTCACACAGAATTACTTCACTAAAATTTGAAGGTAATAATGTTGTTGGAAAGGCACTCATACTAAATACACCGATGGGTAATATAGTGAAAGGACTTATGGAAGGTGGATGTAAGTTGGGTGTCTCAAGTCGTGGTATGGGAACAGTTGAAAACAAGAATAACAAATCATATGTGAAGAGTGATTTTATGCTCTCCACAGTTGATATCGTACAAGACCCAAGCGCACCAGAAGCATTCGTAAATGGAATTATGGAAGGTGTTGAATGGGTTTATGAAAATGGTATTCTTAAACCTCAACAGATTGAAGAATATGAGACTGAAATTAAAAAAGCATCTAGTTCTCAGCTTGCAGAAGCTCAGAAGAGAGTCTTTAGTGATTTCCTCTCCAAACTCTAATCATTAATAAAATAAAGCTATGTCAGAAGAAACACAAGAAGTAGAAGATATCATTGAAGATATCACAGAAGAACAGCTTATTACTAATGAAGAGCTTGAACAGGATACACCTGAAGAAGTCTCTGAAGAAGTAGAAGCAGAAGAAGCTTCCTTTGATGATTCTATCAAGTCTATTCTCCTTGGCGAAAAGAAAGCCGTAAAAAAGGAAGAGGAAGAAGACGAAGAAGAATCTGAAGAAGAGGAAGAAGAAGAGGAAGAGGAGATGGAAGAAGGCTACATGAAGGCTTCCAAGTCTAAGAAGAAAAAAGAAGTCGAAGAAGACGAAGAGGAAGACGAAGAATCTGAAGAAGACGAAGACGAAGAGGAAGAAGACGAAGAAGAAGCTGTAGAATCCAAGAAAAAGGTTTCTGAAGCACTCAATCTTCTTATCACAAATCAAGCAGAACTTAGTGAAGACTTCAAAACAGAAGCCTCCACACTATTCGAAGCAGCAATCGCTGAAAGATCACTTGAAATTCAAGAAAATCTAGAAGCACAATATAATGCTGAATTGAATGAAGAAGTTAATTCACTACGTGAAAGTCTCATCACAAGAATGGATGAGTATCTTTCATATGTTGTTGAAAGCTGGATTGAAGATAATTCTGAGCAAGTTGAAAATACACTTCGTACAGAAATCGCTGAAAACTTCATGTCTTCACTTAAAGACCTATTCATCGAGAACTATATCGAAGTTCCAGCTGAAAAGAGAGATATTGTTGAAGAACTTAACACATCTGTTGAGGAAACTAATGCAATTCTTGAAGAAGCTACAACAGAGATTGAAACTCTTAACGCACGTATCGAATCCTTCGAAAGAGGTGAAGTTATTGCTTCTCTATCTGAAGACCTTTCTGAAACAGAAATTCATCGCCTCAAGTCTATCTTGGAAGATGTAGAATTCTCTGATAAAGAAAAGTTTGCTAAGAAAGCACAAACAGTCAAAAATTCAATCTTTGAATTAAAAGAAGAATCATCACAAGAAGATTCTTTGGCAGAAGATGTCGAAGAAGAAACAGAAATCGTAATTGAGGGCCAAGCAGATCCTCTCAAGAAGCTTCCTGCTTCTATGAGAATGTATGTTGACGCTCTTTCAAAATAACCATATCACAATAACAATAACATAGGAGAAATTCAAAAATGTTTAATACAGAAACAGAAATGAAAAAGTGGGCTCCAATCCTTGAGCACAAGGACGCACCTGCTTTTCAAGATGAGCATCGCAAGGCTGTAACAGCTAAGTTGCTCGAAAACACCGAAATCGCTCTTCGTGAAGAAAAATCACAAGCCGGTTTCCTTAATGAAAACAATGTAACAACTTCTGCAGTTGATAAGTTCGATCCAGTTCTTATCTCTCTTGTACGTCGTGCAATGCCAAATCTCATCGCTTATGATGTAGCAGGTGTCCAGCCAATGTCTGGTCCAACTGGTCTCATCTTCGCAATGAAGGCTCGTTACAATGATCTAACATCTAGCCCAAGTCAAACTGGTGTCACAACACTTGACCCCGAAGCACTTGGTATTGATGTTCCTGATACAGCATTCTCCGGTCCAGTTACTACAGCTGCAGGTGAAGCACTAGGTAATGGTGGTACAGACTTCGGTGACATGGGTTTCACAATTGAAAAAGCTACTGTTGAAGCTAAGACTCGTGGTCTTAAAGCTGAATACACAATGGAGCTTGCTCAAGACCTTAAGAGTGTTCACGGTTTAGACGCTGAGTCTGAACTCGCTAACATTCTTTCGACTGAAATCCTTGCTGAAATCAATCGTGAAGTTATCAACACAATCAATGATAAAGCTAAGCCTGGATTTGATGGTGGACCCTTCGATCTAAACGCTGATGCCGATGGACGCTGGGCTGTTGAAAAATTCAAGAGCTTGATCTTCCAAATCGAACAAGAAGCTAATGCAATTGCGGTTCAAACACGCCGTGGTAAAGGTAATTTCATTATCTGTGCCGCTAATGTAGCATCTGCTCTTGCAGCCGCAGGAACACTCGATTATGCACCAGCACTTGCAACTAATCTACAAGTGGACGCTACTGGTAATACATTTGCCGGTGTACTTAATGGTCGCATGAAAGTATATGTTGATCCTTATGCAGCATCAGACTATGTAACAGTTGGTTTCCGTGGATCAAATCCATATGATGCCGGTCTCTTCTACTGCCCATACGTACCACTCACAATGGTACGCGCGGTTGATGAAAGCACATTCCAACCTAAGATTGGTTTCAAGACTCGTTATGGAATGGTTAAGAATCCATTCGTTGAGTCTGCTACCAGTGGTACAGTTGGTAGTGATAATCTGAATCCATACTTCCGTAACTTTGCTGTTTCGAACATCAATGTCGGTGGATAATTGATTATTTAATCATTACAAAATTTAAAGGGGTCTCGAAAGGGGCCCCTTTTTTTGCTTATAAATAACTACATGAGTAATCTAACAGATAACTATAATTTTCTTTCTCCAACTGGGTTTAAGCTCGTCATTAATCGTAACAGTCTTGCCAACCTTGAATACTTTGCAACAAGTGTGACACTTCCAAGTATATCACTTGGTCAGATAGATGTTTCTAGCGGACAATACAAGGGCTACATTTCAGGTGATGTGACGTTTGATGATTTCTCAATTCGTATTGCAATGGATGAAGACATGAAAGTTTATAAAGAACTTTATGAATGGGTAATGAAACACAGGGATACAAATGATCCAGTTGTATATGATGCCACACTCGCAATCTTAACTAATCATAATCTTAAAAACAATGAGATTCAGTTCACTAATCTATTTCCAACATCAATTGGCGGATTAGAGTTCAATACACAATCTACCGACATTGAATACTTACAGTCTGATATTACATTCAGATATGATTATTTTAAAATCTTATAAATAAATTTATATTATGATGAGTTTAAATGATATTTTAGAATCTTGGAAGAAAGATGCTGTAATCGATGAGAATGCTTTAGATGATGTAACAGTTGAAACATCTAAACTACATGCAAAATATCTTGAAATCTTTACACTGTCTAAATTGCAGTTAAAGAAAAAAGAAATGGAGTTAGAGAATGTAAAGAAAGATAAGTGGCTTTATTATACTGGAAAAATGACTCAAGCTGAAATGGATAAAAGAGGATGGGCATATGATCCATTCCAAGGTATGACTAAGCCTCTTAAATCCGAAATGGAAATGTATTATAGTACTGACTCGGATATCGTGAAGATCAAGTCAGGCATCGAATATCAAAAAGCCATCACAAGTTCTCTTGAAGAGATAATGAATAACATTCGATGGAGACACTCACACATTAAAAATATTATTGAGTTCAAGAAGTTTACATCTGGAATGTAATTTAATGTATCTCGTAGAGCCGTTGAAAGAATCTTTATTCTTATTAATTGTTAGTTAAGTAATCTTGTCATATTGAACATAATCATCTCTGTTCTGTATTGATTTGACTAAACCAATTATAAAAAGAATTCAAGTGTATGTCAAGACCATATTGATTTTTCTTTAAGAAAGATGAAATAATATTATGAGTAATATCATTATAGAGAAGAAGAACGAGGCAACCTTGTATATAACGAGTGATGATTCTGGTATAACAATGGAACTAAGTGAGTTCTTTACTTTTATGGCGCCGGGATATAAATTTATGCCAGCGTATCGTAATAAAATGTGGGATGGAAAAGTTCGTCTCTATAATCGCATGAATAGTACCATACCATCTGGTCTATTAAGTGAAGTTCTTCAGTTTGCTAATGATAGAAACTATCAGATCAACCTTGATCCAGATATACATAATAGATTCTCTTACAACGAAGATTTCATTAATGATCTATCTCTTTGCAGTGGTAGGTCTGCTATTGAAGTTAGAGATTATCAGAAAAAAGCATTTGAGTTTGCTACTGATAATGGGAAGGGTATTTTAGTATCTCCAACAGGATCGGGTAAATCTCTTATCATCTATATGCTGATTCGATATTTCTTACGAGAGGATTTTGATAAAAAGGTTATAATCATTGTACCAACAACTTCATTGGTAGAACAGATGTATAAAGACTTTGCTGACTATTCAAGTGATGACTCTGACTTTGATGTAGAAGAAGATGTACATAGAATTTATTCAGGCAAGGAAAAGACATTCGAACAATCCGTTGTAATCACTACATGGCAGAGTGCAATTAAATTGCCACCCATTTGGTTCGAACAGTTTGGATGTGTGATTGGAGATGAGGCTCATACATTTAAAGCTAAGTCTCTTACTACAATTATGTCCAGACTTTCAAATGCTGAAATGAGAATTGGTACGACTGGTACATTAGATGGTGGTCAAGTAAATGAATTGACTCTTACAGGTAATTTCGGTCCAGTTTATAAAGTTACAACCACACAATCTCTAATTGAATCAGATACATTAGCAGACTTAAAAATAAAAGCACTTGTACTTAAATACAATGATCTGACACGTAAGGGATTTGGTAAACAGACTTATGCCGATGAAATAAGTTTTATTGTTGCACATGAACAACGCAATAGATTCATCACTAATCTAGCACTTGATCAAACTGGTAATACACTTGTTCTTTATAATTTAGTAAAAAAGCATGGAGAACCTCTTTTCAAACAGATAAGAGATAGAGCCGGAAAAAGAAAAGTATTCTTTGTATCGGGTTCTGTAAATGCAGAAGAGAGAGAAAAGATTAGAACATTAACAGAAAAAGAAAATGGTGCAATTATAGTGGCATCAAGTGGAACATTTAGTACAGGAATTAATATTAAGAATCTTCATAATATTATATTTGCATCACCATCTAAATCACAAATAAGAGTTCTTCAATCTATTGGTAGAGGATTGAGAAAGAGTGAGAATGGACAAGGCACAGTTGTGTATGATATAGCCGATGACATATCATGGAAAAGAAGAAAGAATTACACTTTGAATCATGCAGTAGAAAGAGTTAAGATTTACAACAAAGAGAAATTTGATTATCAAATATACGAAGTTCCATTACTATAAATATAGATGAGTATATCATGAAAGAAATGCTAGAAAAATTAATGGAAACTGATATCTACACATATCGTCTTACCGATGGCAGTTACATTGTGGCTGAAGAATTAGAAATGGAAGAAGATGCAAATGTGGGTCAAATCATTTTTATTACGGTTCCCGGTCAAATAGTATATACTGAGGATGGATACCATATTACAGAATGGAACATAACATCTGTATATGATATAACAGAACTTAACTCTAATAATATTATTACTCGTTGTGAAGCCACATTCGAATTGAAATCACATTATCTTAAATATGTTTTACTACATAAAAGAGAACAAGATAGTAAAGATAATATAATGGAAAACTTCTTTAAGAGTAATATAGATATCTTCGATAATCTTGTTGAAAAAGATTTGAAGAAATCTAATAAAAGATGGGACTGGAAACCAGAAAACAATTAGAGTATTTCTTTCCTATTATGTCAGACATGAAATAAGTATTGACAAATTAAATATAATCTATATTATAGTATATCATGAAACGAGCAAAACAGCACTATGTAAACAATAAAGAGTTCTCTCAATCAGTAGTTGATTATGTCAATACAGTGAATGAAGCAAGAGAAGCTGAAAAGAATGAACCCGTTGTTACTGAATATATTGGTTCATGTTTTCTAAAGATAGCAGAAGG